TTGTTCGCGCGATGTTAAAGAAAAGCTTACGCTCGCCCTCTCTACTCTTCTAGACTATTTTGCACTTTACGGGTTTGATCGTGTTAATTTCGATCCCCGATCCACTTTGAATCACTGGCAACTATGCTCAGCTCAATGTGGTTGGATTAAGTTCCTTAAGTACAAATTAGCCGCTTTCTTTTCTGATTTTCTTCAAGTTGAATTACCTCCTAAACCATTCCTTGTCGAAGACCACCCGATGCACCTCGTTGGAGGCCGGGCAGGTCGCTTTGTCCACCAGATTCTCAAGACTAACCGTGCGCTTTCCTTTGCCACGGGGATCCTCTATTCCAAGAAGGGTCTTCCACGTCCTGATGAGCAGATGCTGGCGGCTGCAATCATTGCAACCAAGAAAGTTCTCACCAATCCTCGTCCTGTCCCTATCTCTAACATTTCGATCAGATCCGATGGATCCGACTGGGATGCTCCACCCGAACGTCCACTGAATCTTTCAGACATGTCTGATGAAGTGCGACGTACCGTGCGTGAAGTTTTTTCTGGTTGTAAATTGCGTGTGAGTGATTTGGAACACCCCTATGCACCATCCGTGAAGGCGACCTATACTGCTAGTCGCTCCAAGCTAGGAACTTTCGGTGATCTCGTTAAAGATAATATTATCTCTGACGTGGTTCACATGGAGTCTTTCCTGGCCTCTGGTCCGCATCATGTGTTGGAACAAGATCCGTTAAAGCGGATTCTTGTGGGGGCGGTTGAGATTGATGAGAGTGAGGAGGAGATGAGGGAGGATGAGGATATCGAACGGGTAAGAGTCACGCCTGCATTCAAGCAAATGTTGCAGAATAGATATGAAAAAGTCTATCGTGCCGTTCGAGTTCGTGCGAGTGAAGAAGTTGCAAATGTGAAACTGGTTGCCTTGCCTGAAGCCCTTAAGATCCGAGTGATCTCCAAGGGACCGGCTTTCACATACTTCACTCTCAAACCAGTCCAGAAATTCTTACACCGTATTATGCGTAAACAGAGAATGTTCGCATTAATCGGAGAAACAGTTACAGCCGAGTTTTTAGAAGGTGTCCTCTTGGGACATCCGGGCCAATTCCATTCTTTGGATTACTCGTCGGCGACTGATTTCTTGAACCCCATTCTCTCGGAGGTTTGTGTTGAGGAAATTTGTGATGTGGTGGGAGCTCCAGATGACATTAGGGAGATGTTCAAGAAGGCCCTTACGGGTCATCTTGTTGAAGGTGAACTTCAAGTCTGGGG